ATANGCAGCAGTATCGGTTAAAACTAAAATATAATCTTTTGCTCTTATCGCACCTACGATATGTGTTCCATCATCTATTCTAAAAGTACCTGCTGTGTTAACAGAAGTTGGTTGATATTCACTGTAATTTTCTTGATCAGAAAATCTAATTAACATTGGATCAAAACTTGAAGTATCTCCAATAGTTGCTTCCGTTCCTAGATGTATAAAATGTCTATCTGTATCGGATACTATAGAAATAGCTGTTCTAGTAGGAGCATTTGCCATAAGAGTTGCTCTAACCTGTAAAGCATTATTATTATTACTTATTGGCTGCCAAGTAAATGTTCTACCATTTAATATAGTTGCAGTTAATATTTGTCCAAAATTATCTAAACTCCAACTAGCTGGATCTAGTCTAACCGTAGAAGATAAAGACGCTGAACCCCATGCAGTAAAGTATTCAACTCCTGCATTATCAACATGCGAAGCTGCCGAAGTTCCATTGTATCCTCTAGTACATCCAGTTAAATCATTTCCTGAAATACCTGTAAAACTTATAAGTTCATTATCTATTTTAATAACTCCTGTTGTTGGAAAACCTGTAGTAGAAGTTAAAGTAATAGTGGTAACTACGGCATCAATGGCTCCATCTAAAGTAGTAGTTAATCCAGAGGCTCCTCCATAAGCTCCTGTACCAAATCCAAAACCAAAAGTTTGTCCAATAGGACCTACTTTAACATATCTGTTTACAGTACATGCACCTGAAGCCGCAGTAGTAGCTGTTGCATTAGCTGCCATTGTTATTGTAAAAGTATTAATCGTTGCACTGATTACTTCAAAAGTTTGATCAGTAAAATCGGTTGCTGTGTATCCTGCACCAACTGGTGGAGTTACACTTGTAAAAGTAAAGTAGTCTCCTGCAATCATGTTATGGCCAACTAAGTTTACGGTGACCGTTGGCGAGGTGTCTGTAGTATCGAACGTTCCTCCCGTTTGCGCTGCCTCTAATGGAGTAATATCGTAATACGCTCCTCCATAATAAATATATAATCCTCTTTGAGAGCCAAGTGCTACATATCTATTACCATCTAAATCTGACCACTGGTGCTGTGCTCTTACGACACCGGCCAAGGTGTCTGTTGTAATAGAAGACCATCCTCCTACTTTTTCAGGGAACCCATAACGAAATCTTACAAAATCTCCATCTACGTATTGCCCTTCAGCAGCAGTATCTGTAATTTGTTTGTTAAATCCTGGTCTTATATTAATTAAATTTAAAGCCATAAAAGCATTATACCTTATTATAATAGGTAGTAAAATAGCCTTGAATTTTCATTTAAAATGAAACAAAATAATCTAAGTTGAAAGCTATTGAGAATCTTTCCGTATCTTCTATCATTCTTCTAGTTCGATGATTAAGAAAACCATTAAAAATAATTAATTTACCCTTTTTTGGCGTAACTTCTATATCTAATTGAGGAATTATTAAATTATTATCATTATCATTTAAATAAAAAACACAGGAGTATGCGCTTTGAATATGGTTATGTATTCTAGTGTAATTACTTTTACATTGTTTTATTCCCCAACAATTTCCTAGTTGCCATCTTGTAGTAAGTTCCTCATCGTCATCAAGGAGATTGAATGTAGGTATCGCAATTTGTTCTAAAAATTTCTTGTTTTCTTTAAAATAATTCCAAGGAGTCATAAACCCTATTACGTTTGTAGTAAAATTTTGAGGAGAATCTTTTATTCCAATATTTATATTATCAATAAAATATTGATAATCTGCCTCTAAATGTGTTTCAATAAACAATGTTTTTTGTATAAGTTCTTTTTTTATTTTAATCATAATTTTATTTTACAATTGGAGGTAGTCCTAACATATGTCTTCCATCAAATTTTTGTCTTTATGTTTGTGTAAACAATCCCCTTTTTTACAATAGGAGGTAGTCCTAACATATGTCTTCCATCAAATTTATTTTTATCAGCAAATAACCCATTTACATGGTTGTAATGAAGAAATACTTGGCCACATATATCTCCTTCAAAAGGCTCTCGCCAATGTTCAAATTCACATCCGCTATACACTAACATGTCACCAATTTCAAGAATGATTTTTGTACCTTCTGGAGCACCTGGTTTAATTAAATTTTGTTTTTCATTGATAACAGAATCAGCCCCTGTGCCATCTATAAAGATTGGCCAAAGATCTCCTCCTAAATTAATTGTACAAGATATTTCACAACTAGGTCTATCTTTATGTCTATGTAAACAATCTCCTTTTTTATAGGCTCTAGCATATGAATATGTTGGAATTAAATCCAAATTTGTTTTTTGTTTCATAATAGGTAACATTGTAGCTAGTAAAGTATCCATTGCAAAATCACCGTAACAAGCATAAGTACCAGGTATTTGTGGGTCGTCCCATCCACCTAAAATAACAGTCGGTGTATGTAGTTTGTTTTGATACAAAAAATTAACAGCATTTTTTTTAATTAAGAAGTAATTAAATATAAAATCAGCTAATTCACGGGGTAAAGCGTTTTTTATTACTTGGTATTTTTTAGTTTGAAACGTCATTTATTCTCTGTATAATTAATGTTTATATTAACTCTTGTTTTTTCATCCGTACAATTTGTACTCCTATGTTCTACATTACCATCAAATAGTAATAGTCTGTTTTTTTTAGACTCTATTTTTGCAGTATCTTTTAATTCAGTATATCCATTATTATTATTTAAATAAAATATAGCAATCTTATTATCCATATGATCAAAATCATAATCAAAATGATAATTGTGTATTCTTAGATTATCAGTTCTTGTATAAAGATTGACCTTTGCTCTAAATGTTTCTTTTATGTTTATATTTTTTTTAAATATAGACATTATCGCTCTAGCATAGATACTATTTGATTGACTCTTTACAACTAATGTATGAACAAATGCTGACTCATTTTCAACTGTTTCCTCTGTTATGTTTTTTATATAAAACCATGGAAAATCATCACTATCTGTGATATTCTTTATGATAGCATATTCACTCTCACTTAAAAAATTATCAATTACTTGATGCATTATATTGAAATGTTATTTACCCTGCATCGAATCATCTGTTTTAGTAGATATTTTTTTTGTTTCTTCATTAAAATTAAGATTCCAATCAGCTATCATTTTCATTAAATTATTAGAAAAATGTCTAAACGTAATTTGATCCATAAATAAATGTCCCCTTCTAAAAAGAAGCCATCTTTCTTTCCATGAAAATTTTAACTTACATGATCCGTCTTTAGGGTTTTGTATAAATTGCATATTTATTTTTCCTTTTGCTTTATTGGTTATTTATATAATGTAAAAAAATTTGTGTATACCAATCACCTTCAAATTTTTCTTTTTTATAAGGTACTTCACTACCTAAATACATACAAGCATCTCCCTCTTCTAATTCTATAAGATTTTCACCTATATAAATAGGCCAGGGGGTTCCATCACTTCCTAAGTGAATTCTTAGGTTTATTTCACAAAACTCTTTATCATCATGATCCTCAAGTACAGAACCGAAATTGTATATTTTACAAAACGAATGCGTAAGAGAAAGTTTAAGACCCGTTTCCTGCTCTATTTTTTTATGCTTACAGATAACCAATGAGTTTATTATTGGATCTTCATAAAAACAACTTTCACCTCTTTTACTTTTTAAAAAATCAAAATTATCTTGATTAACTCTATGTTTTTGAATCATATAATTTTTTAACAAATCAATTTCTTCTTTAACTAAAAAGTTTTTAATTTTTTTCATTTGTTTTCTTCCTATTGCTTTTATTTATTATACTTTAATTTTTAATATATTTAAATGCTGGATTTTGAACATCAAAATTAAATGATATTATTGTTTTAATATTTTTAGATAAATTTAAACCACCTCTATGAATAAGATAAGAGGGAAAAGCAATTAAATCACCTTCTTCAGTATCCATAGAAATTATTTCTTTTGGATTTAATGGATTTAAAATATCTGTTGTAGGGTGTATTTTTTTATCAAAATCTAAATAATACACACCTGTAAAATTATTTCCATGAGTATGCCAGCCATGTTTTCCCTGCTGTTGGTATTGTTGATACCAGACATTATATAAAATAATTTTAGTAAGACCTATCTTGTAAATTAAATTTTTTAATGTATTTTCTAAATGTGGTTTAAAAACCTTAACCCAATTCCTTTCAAAATTATTTGAATCCTTCCAATCTAACCTGTAAATAGCGTCATTCATATAACTATCTTTACAATAAAGGTTATCTGCTTTTGAAGAATTTATCATTTCAAGTATTTCTTTTTTTAATTTCTTATGTTCTTGAAAAAAACATTTTAATATAGGTGTTTTTATTAGTCCGCCCATGCTACGATTGAATACCGTGTTCCTTTCGTTACTGGTTTAACTGAATGGGGGTACATAAAATTACTTGGCCAAACAATAAGCCTTCCTGGTAAAATATCAATTGATCTTTCATTTTTTAAATTTGTTTCTCTAAACATTAAATTACCTCCCTCATAATCATTATTTAATAATAATATACAACTTAAAGTTCTTGGTATTTTTCCACCTGCATGATCTGTATGCCATGTATAATGACCACCCTCTTTGTACTTTAATATTTGAATATCATTTATAGCTCGTATCCCTTCTGCCTCTCCAGGAATTCCTAAATCTCTAAAATATCTTTTTAAATATCCTGCAAAAACGTTTCCAAGCATTCTTGCAAAATGAACATTAGTTAAAGATTTTTCTTTAGAATTTAAATCTAAAATTTTAACTATTCTTCTTTCTTTATTAATTACCTGTTTATCCAATCCAACAACAACCTCTCCACCCTCTTGAAACGATATTTTGTTAGACCAAACAATAATATCTGATACAACCTCCAAAGGTATTACATTGTCATATACTTTAATAAAATTATTTATTTCCATTTTTTTTTCTTCCAAAAACTATTTTTGTAGTTGTGTAAATGTCTTAAATGCACTTTAACTCTATTAAAAAAAATTTGTGCAGAACTAACAGGTTTAGTGACCATTTTCCAATTTTCTCTTTTAAAAGGAATAACTTGAACATAGGGGGTACCTTTTTTAATTACTGTATCCAACACTGGATATTTATCACCATTAATTACAATTGGAAAATTTATTTCAGAACTAAAGCTATCAGTATCTACAATTGCTGTTATAGGGAAAAATCTATCGTCTTGATTATTAAAAATAGGTGTAAACAAACAAGAATAGCCAGGGGGTGTTTTTATTAACCAGGGGTTTAAAATTTTGTGAAAAGCTAGATTTTTATTTTTTTCTATTAAAGGGGAGTTTTTTAATTGATCTGTATTATGTACTTCTAAGCTATGGTAATTTACATTCAAACCTGTTTTTTCTAAATAAGGACATGATTTTAAACTCGCATATTGTCCATAACCTTTTTCTTTTAAATTATTTTCAAAATTATGTTTGATAGCAAAGTCTTGTGGCATTTTTAAAATATAACCAGCAGAAATAGCATCTAAAAAAGGCATACAACCTTTTACTGTTTTTTTCTCTATTGAATGATCTAATTTTTTAAACCATTCAGGAATATTTACTACCGCAGGGATAGGAAAATCTTCTTTTAAAGAGTAATAATCTTCTTGAGTAGAAAACTCAATTATCTTTTTAAACATAAAAAAGATATATTATACTTCGTAAATAGTGTCAATAGAAATTGAATTAATTTCTAATATTTCGTTCCAATTTTTAAAAACAGTTGTAATGGGCCAAGTTATGGTTGAAGTATCTATTGCCGTTAAATAATCAACGTCAGATTGTGACCAAAGCGGTGTTTCGTGACTAACAAGATGTTTTTTCATTTTTTCAATATGTTCTTGCAAACCTGCTATAACATCTTCCTCAGTTATTTGAATCTCAGTTAAATCATTAGATTCTTCAGTGAAAACCAAATTATTGCTAGAATTTATATAAAATCCAAAACCATATTTTATTTTTTTAAATTCTTCTTCAGTGATTTCAAAATTTAATGTAGGATCTCTTTCTGCCCACCAATTTTTACTCGTCTCAGTAGAATGCAGCCTACTCCAATTTTTGTTGTTATCGTTTTCTTTATATGAAATATATCTTGCCATTTTAAAACCCTAAATTATGTTCCGCCATTGTCGTAAATTACTATAAAACCATCTTCACCTGGTGAACCCGGTCCACCTGGGGGGGCACCTCGTGCGCCACCTGCTCCACCACTCATTAAATAACCAAGTGATTGACTAATTGTAACATCAACTCCAGGTGCATTGGTTCCTGGATTACCTGGATTTCCACGTGTAGCACCTGGTCCACCACCATTTCCACCATTTCCACCGTTGACAGTGAAACCTAATGTATTAGATGCACCACCAGTTCCACCAGGTGCAGAAGCTGGGTTACTTGGATTTCCAGATCCACCATTTCCTCCGCTCCCTGCAACAAAGGGGTTTGAACTTCCTCCAGTTACCGGCCCTGAGTAATAACCGTAAGCACCAGCACCACCAGCACCACCGCC